CGTGGAGACAAGCCTAGATAGCTTTCAGTTTCCATGCGCCGACAAAAGCATGTACTGCCCGCCAATGCCTTTGGTGCGAGACTTCATACTTGCATTCGGTGAAGAGCATGTCAGCCGCGAATTTCTTAAGGCGCGTTCTTGGCTTACTGCAAACCCCGAGAAGCGCAAAACGCAACGGGGCATGAGTCGCTATCTCAATGCTTGGCTATGCCGTCAGGCTGGCATGAAGCGCACGCCGATCAAGGAAAACAAGACTGACTCTCTTCTCTCCAATGGAAACACGACATCAGAAGGTTGGTGATCGTGTGCCAACGGCACTGGAGGCCGAGCGTGCAGTTGCGAGTATAGCGGTTAATCACCCGGATCAGTTTGTCACTGAGTCAGCTCACAGACGCTTTAACGCTTCGGACATTTTGGACGGTTTAAGCCGGATCATGGTTGAGACTGTCTTGACACAGGCATCTCGCTCATCGTCCTGCGACATTCGCATCGTCTACGAGAAGGTTCGTGAGCGGTTGCCGGATGTGCAGTTTCATCAGGTGAGCGACATCTACACGCTTATTCCAATTGCTAGTGCGTTGGGTGAATTTGTGGAGATCGTCCGCTCTACAGCCAAGCGGAGGGCATTGCTAGGCTTGCTGACGCAGGCAGGTATAGACTTGGCGGACACAGAGATACCTACAGCAAAGCTGATCTCTGACTTAGCCATGCAGGCTGATTCACTCAGCCATGAGTTGTCTCCGCCACGGCCAATGGACACCAAGAACTTGCTCATGGATGCCATTAAACGGTACGAGACGGGAGACGATCAAACGCAGAGAATAAGGACTGGATTTGAGAAGATCGACAACTTGAGTCCGATTCGCTATGGTGACTTTGTAGTCATTGGCGGAGAAACAAAATCCGGCAAAACCATGTTAGCTCTTAATATTATTGCGAATCTTTTATGAAATTTGTCAACTTAACGCCCCACAATATCAATCTGCCAGGACAAACAGTTAAACCAACTGGCTTTGTTGCCAGAGTAAACTCTGTGCAGCAGCAGGTAGATAACATTAATGGAATACCAGTATTGGTTACTCAGCTTCTGCAAACAATGAATTTGCCGGATCCAGAGCAGGATGTTTGCTTTATTGTGCCAGCAGTTGTTCGCAATCATTCTCCTCTGCGCAAAGATCTATTGTCGCCAACAAAGCTTATCCGAGACAGTGACGGCAAAGTGGTTGGTTGCGGAGCTTTTGAGAGGAACCCCTAATGGACGTAGGATTCATAGGTTTTGCAGGCGCAGGGAAAGACACTGCTGCGCTGGCGTTGACTAAACGCAACTGGGTGCGTGTGGCGTTTGCTGACAGGCTGAAAGATCTTGCCATCAACTTTGGATGGAATGGCCAGAAGGACGACCGGGGCCGGAAGTTGTTACAAGATCTAGGAATGGCAGCTAGGGCATACAACGAGCAGTTCTGGATTAACAGTGCTGCTGCAAAAATCCACCAGATGGAGAGTTGGTGGAAAGTCAAACCTAAGTGCGTATACACGGACATCCGCTTTGAGAACGAAGTTGAGTTTGTCCGCAACAGAGGTGGAATCATCATTCGCGTAGTAAAATCAAATCGCAATAAGTCTGATCATCACGAATCAGAACTGAATCAGCTAGAGATCGTTGCTGACTACCTTGTAGTCAATGACGGCACAATCGAAGAACTTCACAGTAAAATAAACAACATAATAGACAACCATGATAAAGCGTAACATCCCAATGGAGAGCTACAGGGCCATGCCCGGACTCTCAAAACACGAACTCGATAACTTTGCAGTTGCTCCAGCGTACTACAAGCATCGCAAGGGCCAAGAGTGGAAGCCCAGCAAAGCAATGGAGATTGGCACATGCATCCACTCGCTGGTGCTGGAAGGCCGCAAAGACTACGCAGTAGGCCCACAGGTGGACAAGCGCACCAAGGCTGGTAAAGACGAGTGGCAAGCATTCTGTGAGGAGAACCTCAACAAGATCATCATCACGCCTGAGGATGAAGCCACGATTCTAGGCTGTCAGGCTGCGTGCGCTCCGCTGTTAGAACACTGTGCTTACGATGCTCAGGAAGACATCGAGACGAGCATGTTCTGGGAACGCGATGGGATCAAGTGCAAGGGTAGGCCGGACATGATTGCAACGATCAATGGCGAGCTTGCGCTGGTTGACCTCAAGACCACTAACGACATCCGCTCGTTTGACAGCAAGTTCTACAGCTTCCGTTACGATGTCCAAGCGGCTTGGTATCAGTACGGACTGAAGCGTGCGCTGGAGCTAGATGATGCACCAGCTTTTTGGTTCCTCGTTGTGGACACTGAAGCTCCACACCTTTGTCAGTTCATGCGGTCATCCAGCGAACTCCTTAACAACGCCAACGACAAGATTGAGGAGGAGCTTGCGTACTTCAAACGCTGCGAGGTGGCTCAAGCTTGGCCTGGGTTGCCGGAGTTCAAACTCATTCTCCCACGCTCATGGTAATGTATGTTGCCCTCAAGCGAACCAAGGTACTTGATGACAATGCAATGTTGCCGAGGCCAAAGATCACGCAGGAAGTCCTGCTTCAAGGGTCTAAAGAGGAATGTCTTGCAAAGATCGAGGAGTTGTCAGTGCTGCCAGTCAACCAGTCAACTGACCAGATCGAGGTTGAATTGATTGCAGTCCGGTACACGGGTCAAAAAACTCAAACATCACAAAGTTACAGAAAAGGAAATGGCACAAGGGATCTTAATCGTGTCGCTGGAAATGCCAGCGTCTCAAATCATTGACAGGCTAGTAGCCAAGCTGGGCAACGTCCCGCTCCGAGCACTAGCAGAGGGACTGCAAACGCAGCACCACATGGAAGGCGTACAGAAGGCGCTTTCCAAATTGAGTCAGTCTAACTTGGTAGTCCGTGATGACTTGCATGACGTTGCGAGCATTGTGGCCACAGCTAGGGCGATGGCCAAGTCGCCAGTTGGTCTACGTGTGTTGCTAGTAGACTACATCCAGCTCGTTCGCTGCGACTTAGGCAGGGAAGGTACACGTGAACGGGAAGTTGCAGAGGTATCCCGGTCGCTCAGGTTGCTTGGCCTTGAGTTGGGCTGCTTAGTTATTGGTATAACGCAGCTTAACGAGCAAGGCAAAGCGCGTGAATCACGCGCCATTCAGCAGGATGCCACAGCGATCTTTGCGATCAAACTCAGCGATGAGGATGAGCCGGAGATGCGAACAATAGGCATCCCGTACCAGCGGAATGGCCCGTGTGGCGTTCAAACTTCGCTCAGATTCGTAGGAAAAACAGCATCATTTGTAAATGAATAAGTACATACTTAAGAAAGACTTAATTGCTCGCTGGGACTGTCACTACACGCTCCCGGATCACTACTCTCGCACTGGAGTGCTCCGCCGAAAGAAAGTTAAAAATAAAGTTAGCTATCTGCTGGAGGATGTGATCAAACATGAGGCCACATGGTCGAAGCAGCCACCACGGCGGCAGACTGTGTGGAACCAAATAATGACATGGCTAAGAGTAAAAATCCGCTTTTAAAGAAGCACCCGATTGAATGGCTGCACGACATCCGGTCGTTGCCGAAAAAAGTGCAGACAAACATTGCTAGGATAGTTTGGTGGGATTGGTTTGCAGCACGCGAGGTGCAGGATCGCTGGCCGCATCTTGACACATACATCAACGCCTCAATGATTGATCTGAACCGTCAGGAAACAATCAAGTATTTGCTGCAATGCGGATACTCAGAGAAAACTGCCAACGCAAGGATCAGCGATGAGAATGGACGCAAGTAGAAACTTGGGCGACCAAGAGCTAAACCCATCTAATGCAGAGGGTGGATACAAAACTGCATTTGCCGATGTGCGTAGAGCACTTGACAAATGGGAAAAGAAAACCTACCCAAACAAACCAAAGTACGGTTACGGTTCAGGTACCTTCTGTAAAGTAGAGCATGGTTTCGCTGGCAAGCCAAAGCAGCCTCTGACGCCAGAGCAACGCAAGGCTAGACGCATGGCCCGCATCAAGCGGCACTGGGACAAGCTGCCTATTGAAGAAAAGCAGCGCCGCCGGGCAATCATCAACGAACGCAATCGAGCAAAAAGAAAAAAACAAAATGACATACAAAGTTGAATGTGACTTCCGTCCGTACCAAGCCTGGATGCTTGAAGCGGGTTCGGAATCCGAAGCTAGGCTGATTGTGGCGCGTCAGTTGAACGTGCCTTACGAAGAAACTAGTGCCAGCATTGAAACAAACTGACAATATGAAGCCAGACACAGAACAAATTATTGAAGCACTCAGAGCAGGAGCTTGGGCTGCTGAGATCAAACTGATGGACCTTGCCGCAGACAGGCTGGAGGAGTTGCAGCGGGAAAGCGACGAAGCCCGCGCAGAGGTGGAGCGGTTAAAATTTTTGCGCGAAGCAGCATTGCCGCTCATGCAGTGGCTTGCCGAAAATTGTCACCCGCACGTCACGGCTATCGTGGATAGCGAGCACGTTGAGCTTCTTGAGGGACTAGCAACTGCGCGAAGACAGTCAAAGGAGGCTAAATGAGCCCGCGCAGAAAGCCAAATCTGCGTCTTGAACGTGCTCGTAGTTTTGCCGAGGTGCTTGTGATAAGCCTTGTAATTCAAGCCATTTTGAATTTTATATTTGAGATGCTTGGCATACAACTTCGCTTGGCAGTCTACGAAACTGCTCTTATCTGGCTTTTTTGCAAATGAACATAATACGCAAATGGAAGCGGTTCATGGCCGTGGGCTGCACTCATGGCCACCTTGTAGATCAATCGCTTCTTAAACAGGTGTATGCTTTCCGAGAACGCTGGAAGCCACATACTTGCATTGCTCTGGGTGACCACATTGACCTAGCATGTCTTCGAGCCGGGGCAGTTGGAACAGCAGATGATGCAGCAGATCCTGAAGGCGACCTAAACGATGGCCTGAACTTCATTTCAAGATTTGAACCATCGGTGTATTTGCTAGGCAACCATGAGCACAGGCTGTTGACGTTGATGGAGTCTCCCAGGGCTATCGTGTCTGCGCTGGCAGCTCGTATCTATGCACAGATCACGGACCGGGCAAAACAGGTTAAATGCGAAGTGGTGCCTTACAATTTCCAGAACGGCTGGCGGCAGTATGGTGATGCGCTTTTTGGCCACGGTTATATGATAAATGAAGCCGCCGTGAGAGATCACGCGGAAGCCATTTGTGGCCCCGGCAACACTACCAAGGTTGTCATCGCTCATCTGCACAGAGTTAGCCAGGCAGAGGGGCGCAACAGAGCGCACCCAACTGGCTACTGTGTAGGTTGGCTCGGCAGAACAGATGACATGGGCTACGCGGCGCACAGGCGTGCTACAACTAGCTGGAGTCGTGGCTTTGCATTCGGGGAATACTGCGATAACGAAACTCAAGTATGGCTGGCAAAAGAGACCAAAAATCAGACATTCCGGCTTCCAGTGTAGACTG